CCTACAGACAATTTTGAGCAACTAATTAATGAAAATAAGGTCTTTCAAAAGGATAATTATGGTGGTTATAAATATGAAAAGGAAGTAAGTCAAGAACTTCCTTTCGGAACCACGACATTAACTATTACAAAAACATTACAAAATCAATATTGTACATTGTTTAATAATGCTTCATTATTAAAAGGTAAACAAAATTATAGTTGTAATATAGATAATAATTTTAATGCAGATATAGCACCATGTTCTTTTTCATATAATCAATATAAAATATGTGAAAGTGGCAATATTTGTGAATATCTTAATCAAAGAAATAAAACAATAAAATCAAAGTTTAATATTTATAATTATAATATGTTTTTAAGTTTACCAGATTTTATTAAACGCAGAGAATTTTTAATTTGTGATGAAGCATCAGAAATAGAAGATGAATTAATAAGTTTCTTTTCTATTAATATTAATTATAAACATTTAGATTCACTTGATATTGATTATAAGAAAGTTATAACAGATGATAATAATGTTTGTTATGGTTGGTTATCAGATTTAAAAAGCAAGCTAAATGATAATATTGAGAAGTTAACTAAGATTTTAGAAAAATCTAAAGTAAAAACATCTTCACATGAATTAGTGAAACTACGCCAATGTAAAAATTTATTCGAACAAATAAGTAAAGTATTGGATAATTGGCATAGTTCCGAATATATTACAGAATATGGTGGTGAACAAGTACAATTTACACCATTATATGCTAGTTCATTATCAAAACATTTATTTGATTTTGCCGAAGTTATTATTTTAATGTCAGCAACTATTATTGATCATAAAACTTTTGCGAAAACATTAGGTATTAATAACTATAGATATATAGAAGCGGATTCAGTTTTTGATAGTAAAAAGGCACCAATATATTGTCCAGGTAAGTATAAACTAAATTATAGTAATATTGATACTAATTTACCAAAAGTTATAGAACAAATAGTTTCTATATGTGATCATTACAAAGGCAAAAGTGGTATTATACATACTCACAATTTTAGAATTAATGAAGCAATACGCAAGAAGGTTAAGAAAGATAAGCGATTTTTATTTAGAATGACTGGTTTTACTAATGAACAAGTTTTAGAAGAGCATTTTGAAAGAGGAAAAGGTTCTATTATAGTATCACCAAGTATGAGTTATGGTGTAGATTTGGTTGGAGAGCATGGTGAATTTCAAATTGTTGTTAAATTACCATATCTACCATTAGGATCAAAAAGAATTAAGATTTTGATTGAAAAAAATTCGGATTGGTATAAAATGAAAATGTTAGTTAATCTAATTCAGATGTCTGGTAGAATTATAAGAAGTGTCAATGATACAGGAGAAACTTATATATTAGATGGTGATGCTGTTAGAATTTTAAAAGAAAATTGGAATATATTGCCTAAATGGTTTGTTAGTAGGTTAGTTTAATGTATAAATTTGATAAAAAATTAATTTTAGTTGTTGGTAATATTGGTTCTGGTAAAAGTACTTATATTAAAACAAGAAATGATTGTATCGTAGTTTCTAGAGATTCTTTAAGATACATGTTTGGTAATGGTTCTTATATTTTTGACAAAAAGTTAGAACCAGCTGTACATGCAGGTACTGTAACTATTGTAGAAGAATTAATGCAATCTGGTGTTAATATTATTCTTGACGAAGTTAATGTATCAAAACGATTAAGATTTTATTATGTAAATTTAGCGAACCAATATGGTTATACTAAAGAAGCTATAATTTTACCAAAATTAGATAAAGAAACATCTCTTAATCGAAGAATGCAGAATCCACATGGCCATCTTAATAGAGAAAAATGGGCTGAAGTTTGGGACATGTTTGATAAATTATACGAAGAACCAATTAAAGAAGAGGGGTTTGATGTGATCGTGCGATTAAATATTTGAAATGAAATTACAACCATATTTTAAAGAAATTAGAACCTTAATAGCACAATTTGCTGACGCATTTAACGATGTTATTATTAATAGATATAATAATACTGGTACAATTGAAGATAAAATACATGTAAATTATTATTATGCACCAAAACAGCGTGTGCTGCAAGATTTGGTTAATAAAACTCAAGCAATACAAATTCCATGCATATCAATACAAATTAATAGTGTACAGCGCGATATTAATAGAGTTTTTAATAAAATACAAGGTCCTTTATATTCTTTAACACCACCACAATCTGGTTTTGAACAACCTTTACAACCTGTACCTGTTAATATTGGAGTTAATGTATCTATTATTACAAGGTTCCAAGCCGATTTAGATCAAATATTATCAAATTTTATACCATATTGTGATCCTTATATTGTTGTAAGTTGGAAAATGCCATCTACCAATTTAGAAATACGTTCTCATATTCAATGGAGTGGAAGTATTAATATTAACCAACCTGTTGATATTTCACATTCTCAAGTATATAGACATATTGCAGATACCCAATTTACTATTGAAGGTTGGTTATTTAAACAACCAAAAGGACCTGTTGGTAAGATTTATTATATTGATACTTCATTTACTAGTGTTTGTTCTATTAATGATTATGATATTCTTAAAACATTGGAAGACGAATGGAATACTGAAACATTTATTATATCTGCTAGACCACAAGTTACTGAATGTAATCCTTATATTACTATTACTAATACACCAAATGTTGAATTTATATTAAATGGTAAGATGTTTGATTACGTAACAAATCTTTACGTTAGTGGATCACCTTTAGTATTTGAAATTTTAGCATCAGGTTTACCATTAAGTGCGTCGTATGATAAATATGTAGCATATCATGACCCATTTGTTAGTACAAAATTATCAGGAATGTATCCAGGATTTTCGGGTATTGAATTATCTGCGTGGAATATTGTAAATGATCATATGATTAATTTTACAATGCCTAGCGCATTAAGTGCAGGTTATATTGATGTTATTGCTTTAAATGAAGCAGGTTATGGTAAATTAACAATAGATGCATGGAGACCAACATTAAATCCATATCCTTCATCGTTACCAGATTATTATACATATGAACAATGGCAACATCCGTCAGTTTCCGGTATAAAAATTTATAATTTATAATAAATATTTTTATAATAAAAGGTTAATATGGATACAAATAGAACATTTACACAATTATTATTAGCAAAAGTACCATACGCATGGCGCATACTTAATAATATTTCAGAATTAAATCCTAAATACCAACAATTTAATGATTTAGTCTCAAGTAGAGATGAAAGATTATTACATCAATCTGTAACAACAGTTCCACCAATTGATGAATCTGGTATTGGTGGTATAATGATTAATAAAGATTACCATCAATATATGTATGCTGGTGTTGATATTGATAAGGTTCGCCGTTTACAAGATTATCGAAAAATGGCTGCATTTTCTGAAGTATCAGATGCAATTGACGAAATTTGTGATGAATGTATATATAAAGATCAGAATGACAATATTCTCAATTTTACATTAAAGGGTGCATTTGAAAGTGATGTAAGACAAGAAATAGTTAAAAAGTGGCACGATTTCATACCACATTTTGATCTTGATAATAAAGGTTGGGAATTATTTAGACAATTTTTAATTGATGGTGAATTGTTTTTTGAAAATGTTATTTCTAAAAATAGACCAGATTTTGGGGTTATTGGTATTATTAATATACCACCAGAGTTAATTAACCCAATTTATGATAATGTTCAAAACGGTTTTATTAAAGGATTTTTATTACGTCGGTTTATTAATGATGAACGCAGGCAAGCTAAAACAAAAGAAGAATTGGTTTTATTAGAAAAGAACCAAGTTGTTTATATACATTCTGGATTGTGGAATGAAGATAGATCTATTCGTTTACCTTATATTGAAAGTTGTAGACGCGCATATAAACAATTATCTTTAATTGAAGATTCAATTGTTATTTATCGTTTAGTTAGAGCACCTGAAAGATTAGTATTTAAAGTTGATGTAGGTAATATGCCGCCACCTAAGGCCGAAGCATATTTAAAACGATTAATGCAACAGTATTGGACAAGAAAAAGCTTTGATAGATATGGTAAAACAGTTACAAATGTATATGATCCACAATCAGTATTAGATTCATATTGGTTTGCTAAGAGATCAGGTACAGAAGGTACTACAGTTGAAGTGTTACCGGGTGGTGCTAATTTAGGTAATCTTGATGATTTAATGTATTTTTATAAGAAACTTTATAAATCACTTAAGATTCCCGTTAGTAGACTTAATGCAGATGATCCATTTAAAGATGGAACAGAAATTACACGCGAAGAATTAAGATTTTCTAAATTTATTATGCGTGTCCAGCGCCAATTTGCAATAGCTATACGAGATAGTTTTATTGTAAATCTTAAATTACAAGGTTTATGGAAAAAATATGAATTAAGAGAAGATAACGTTCAATTAGAATTTGTTGTTCCTACACAATTTATGGCAATGCGTGAACAACAATTATTAGATTTAAAATGGAATAATTATAATAATTTTAGTAATAATGAATTAGTTGCGCACTCATATGCACAAAGATATTATCTTGATTGGACCGATCAACAGATGGCTGAAAATAGAGAGTGGCTAAGAAAAGATAATTCATTATTATGGGAAATTGAACAAATTCGTACAATGGGTCCAAAT